GGAGACCACGGCCGTTGATCGCAAGAGACGCCATCGAGGTTCCCCCTTGCGGCGAGCGAGCGAGCGCTCACGGCCGCGGTTCAAGTCGGTTCGTGGCGCGCGCGTAAGAAGCGCTGGCGCCGATGGATCAGGCGTCGGGCTGACCGAGCCCGGTCTGGTACGTGGTCGCGATCGTGAGCATCGCGAGATAGAGGACGCGGCTTCCGGCGTCTTCGTCGGTGTGCTGCGTGTCGCCGAGCTCGAAGAGAGCCTTGCCTGTCGCGGCGTCCGTCCACGGGATCGCCTTCTCGACGGCCGCGAGCACGTCGCTGATCTGCGCTCGGCTCTCTCCGACCACCGTGATCTCGATCGGGAGCTTGCGCAGGATGTTCGGCGGGCCGGTGTCCGTTCCCTGCGAGCTGCGCTGCGGCTCCTCGCGGCCTGGCCGCACGATGAGACGCGGGAGCCCCGAGATCTGACGTGTCTTGATCGCGGTGATCGTGGTCGAGACGTTGTCGAGGATGGGGCCCGGCACCAGCGGCCGAACCGCATCCATCACGAGCAGGAGCTTCGCGTCGCGCGCGTGCATCAGGTGGCGACGTCCTGGAGCAGGAGCACCACCGTCTTACCACCGTCGCCGGTCGGGACTCGCCCGCCCGGCTTGACCTCGTAGGCGGCGCCGTCGATCTCGCAGCGGAGCCCGGTCTCGTCGGGGGCGTCGGCGGCAGGCAGCTTCACCGAGCGCCGGACGCCGAGCACCTCGATCTCCCCGATCTGCACCAGATCGGGCGGATCGGCGACGATCCCGCGGACCTCCGTCCGCGTACCGTCCGCCCGCACGATCGTGACCGGCTGGCCGAACGCCCGGAGCGTCGCGCGGTTCACGCGGTCCACACGCGCCGGCCAGCCCACAGGCTACTCGCGCCAGGTCCAGCGCCCGGGGCCGATCTTCCCCTCCTCGCCGCGGCCGCCGAAGCGAGCGCTCGGGACGTAGTCGAGCGCGCCCGCCCGGCTTCCCGGGGCCTGCCCTTCGGACGGCGTCACGAAGACGCTCAGCATGAGCCCGCCGTCTTGGGCAGTGCCGAGCACCATCGCCGGCCGAAACGCACCGCTCGACGGAAGCTCGTAGAGCACGATCTCACCGACCTGCGGGACTGCCGCCGCCTCCCGCGTCTTCCGGTCCCGCGCTGCTGCCGCCGCCATCAGGCGCCGCGCTTCAGCGGGAAGAGCACGCGCGGCCGCGTGCAGATGTGGAGGCACTGCGTCTGGATCCGGAAGGTCCGGCGGCTCTTCGTGTCGCCGTTGTCGGGGTTCGGCACGACGTACCGGGGGAGGCCCACCGTGTTGACGGTCTCCATGTACTCGGCCGGCGCGTAGCGCGAGAGGAAGAGGCCGCGGACGCCCACCGGGAAGGCGTGCGCCTTGTCGTCGGCCACGTACTTCGTGGCGCCGACGCTGCCTCGGTACTCCTCCCAGATCACGCCCGCGAAGTCGAGCGATCGCCGCGCGGTGCGGCCCAGCAGGAGCCGCATCCCTTCCGGGAAGCCCTTCATCGCGTTGCGCACCTCGGCGTGCGCCATCAGATCGTCGAAGAACTGGCTCGAGCACATGACGTGGATCCCGGCGTAGGGAACCCCACCGAGCTCTTCCTCGATCGGCCGGATGATCTCGACGTTCACCTTCGTCCGGAGCGCCCCTTCGGCCACGCCCGCGATGTTCATCGCGACCTCGGACTGCGCCGAGACGCCGAACGCGGTGAAGAGATCGAGGAGCGTCGAGCCGTCGGCGTCGAGCACGGTGCCCTTCATGGCGCCGATCCGCATGTGCTCCTCGGTCGCGACGATGCTCTGCGAGTGGTCGAAGAACCGCTCGTTCACCTCGTCTTGGATCGTGCGCAGCTCGCTCTCGGAGCCGAAGGCGCGCACGTTCTGGACCTCGTCGGCCGTGACCTCGTCGTCGATCGCCTTGCGGACGGTCGTGATGTCGATCAGGTCGCGCAGGCTCTTCTGGCCCTTCACGCCGGCCGTGTTGCGCGGCGTGGTCGGTACCAGCACGAGCTGGCTGCCGCGCCGTTCGATCGAGACCTTCACGGTGCGCACACCGGCAGACTCGAAGATCCCGAGCTCGCCGAGCCGCATCGGCACATGGGGCGTGTTGAGGACCGTCGCGGTCAGCTCCTGCATCGAGAAGGCGTTGCTACCGAAGATGTCCAGGCTCGCCATGTCGGCGTTCCCTCCAAGGCCCCGTTGCGAGGCCGAAAGCGAAGCGGCCGCCCCGCGCAGTGCGAGACGGCCGCCCTTGGCTCAGTGGTGTGCTGGGATCAGCGCTCGCGGATCCCGAGCTCGTTCAGCTCGGCCAGCGCCTTGGCCTTGTTCGCGGCCGAGATGCCGGCGGGCCAGACGAGCTCGGCGGCGTTCACTTCGGCGTCGCGGACGATCACGGCACCGCCGCTCTTGTCCGCACCGTCGGGCGCCGTGATGTCGTCGTAGAGGACGCCCGCAGCGGTCTCCTCGCCGAGCGTTCCCGCCGTGTCGAGCTGGAGCCACTTGTCGGTGCCCGGCGCCACGTCGAGGAAGAAGCCGTCACCGACCGCGAAGTCGGTGCCGCCGTCCGCGAGCGTGAAGGCGAGGCCGCCGGAAGCGAACGCCGAGGCGACGTTGCCCGACTCGACCAGGTTGCCCTCCGGGTCGAAGACCTGGAAGGCACCCGCGTTCGCGGCCGCGGCGATCACCGTCAGCCGGTAGCGCCCGGCCTTCGCCGGGCCGGTCACGGTGATGGCGCCCATCACACCGTTGCCGGTGTTGCCGCCGAAGGCCGTTGAGGTCGCCGTCGCGCCGATGATGCGCTTTCCGACCACCATCGCCGCCTTGAGCGCCCGAACGGCGCCCGAGCCGGCGAGGATCACGGCCTTCTCGACCGAGCGCGTGCCGGTCGCCAGCGAGACGATGAAACCGCCCGCGTGCTGAGTTTCGGTGAGCACCATCGGTCAGCCCTCCTGCCGCGTGACGGAAGCCTGGGGCTTCCCGGGGTTCATCCAGGCGTTCCAGCTCTTGTAGACCGCCTGGGTGTCGATCTTGCGCGCCGACGCACCGGCGGGCGGGTGCCCGTCGATCTCCGGACCGGACGCGCTCGCCCGTGCCTCGAGCAGCGCGCGCCGGACGTCGACCACGCTCGTGCCCTGCGCGACCCACTCGGCCGCGCGCTCCGGGAGTCCCGCGAGCCGGCAGAGATCCTGGATCTCGGTCGAGCGCGCGCGCTCGGCGGTCGCCCCGGACTGCCGGGCCTCGTTGATGTCCACCACCGTGGCGCCGCCCGGCGCCGCGGCGGCCGGCTGTGCGCCGGGAGTCGCCGGCGTGTCCGGCGTCGGATTGGTCGGGTCGGCCATGCTGGTGGCCTCCTGTTCCGCGGGTTCCCTCTCCGTACCGGTCGCCGCGGTCGCGGCCGGCACGATCACTCCCTGGCCCTGCGCCTTCGTGACGAGGCGCTCGACGAGCTCCTCGCGGAGAGCGACGCCATCGGCCAGTCCTTGCTCCTGCGCCTCGCCGCCGAGGTAGATGGCGGCCTCCTGCGCGCGGATCTTCTCGTCGGTGAGCCCCTTCCGGCCCGCCGAGACCGCGGCGATCAGCTCGACGAACGCGCCCTCGACGAGGCGCTCGAGCGTCGCGCGGCCCTCCTTCGAGAGCGGCCTATTCGGCGAGAGCTCGTTCTTGTGGCGCCCGGTTACGACCTCGGTCGTCGTGATGCCTACGCGCTCGTCGTACTTCGACCAGTCCGTGTGCGTTGCGATCACGCCGAGGCTGCCGAGGATCGCCGTGTTCGCGTTCGCCGCGAAGATCTTCGAGGCCTGCGCCGCGATCACGTACGCGGCCGACGTCGCCTGCTCGTTCGCGATCGCCCACACCGGCTTTACCGCCCGCACCTCGCGGATCCGGTCGGCGAGCGCGAACTGCTCGGCGTGCACGTCCCCGCCGGGGCTGTCGATGTCGAGCAGGATCGAGTGGACGGCCGGATTCGCCGCGAGCTCGTCCACCGCCTCGCGGATGTCGGTGTAGTCGTGGATCCAGGAGCCCTCGAGCAGCACGCCGCGGATCTCGATGATGCCGACGCCCTGCTCGACGTCGCACGCCTGCACCGCAGAGAGCCAGCCGAAGCGGAGCGCCTGGAGAGTCGCTCGATCCCGGATCGAGAAGGCGTCGCGGAGCTGGCGCAGCCACTCGGGCGAGAGCGCGACCACCTGCTCGTCGAGGAGGCGCCGTGCCTCGGTGATCTCGCTGAAGGTCTTCGGGAACGCCCGCTCATGCAATCGCAAGCGCTGCCCTCCCCTCTCCGCCTTCGTTCCCAGCGGCCGGCTCGGTGAGCGCGGCCGCGCGCGCCTCGCCGCCGGAGTCCGAGCTCGGATCGCTGTCGAGCACGAGTCCGAGGTCGCGCGCCCGCGCGTTGTCGGCGGCGATCTCGCGGTCGAGCTCCTCGACGTCGATCTGCCGGCGCATGACCTCGCGCCTGCGCGACGTGAGTCCTGCCCGGATCAATCGAACCACGGCCCGAACGTCCTTCTCGGGATCGACCCAGTCCCAGCCCGGCGCCAGCCAGGTCGCGCGCATCACGCGCGAGAGTTCGCCGCGCGGCACCTGGATACGGCCCGAGAGGACTGCGGCCTCCATCCAACGCCGCCATACCTTGCGGCAGAACTGGAAGATCACCACCCGCTGCTGGAATGCCTCGAGCCGCCGGCGCATCTCGAGCAGACCCGTGCGAATCGAGGAGAAGTTCACACCCGTGAGATCGCCGGTCATCTGCTCGTAGGTGACGCCACAGCCGCCCACCGCGAAGTAGCGGAGCTGCGTACGCATGAACTCCGCGTACGAGGCGCCAACGTCGGGCGGATCGGAGAACTCGAGCTTGTAGCCGTCCGGGACCTCCTGCATCGTCCCGGGTTCGAGCGTGACGATGGGCGTCCCGTCGTCGTCGGTCTGGACAGGCTCTCCGCTCGCGTCGTTCTCGCCGAACACGTCGAGGTCGCCGGCCCGCGTGAGGAAGCCCGCGAAGAGGTTCCCGATCTCCTGCTTGTAGGCGACCGCGTCCTCGTACTTATCCACCGTGTAGATCCGCGCGAGGACCGTTGCGAGGGCCGGCACTCCGCGGATCTGACCCGGACGCATGACGTCGAAGACGTGCGCGACCTGCGCCGCAGGCACCCGAACGATCTCCGCACTTCGCAGCGATACGTGCTCGCCCGGGTGCTCCCGGTACATGTGATACGCAACGCGGCGGCCGAGCGCGTCGAACTCGATGCCGTTTCGGATCCGCCGCCCGCTTCCGATCTCCTCGTTCCGGCTCGCATCGCAGAGCTCGGCCTCGAGCACCTGGAGCTGCAACGGGACGGAGAGACCGTCCTCGGGGCGCCGGTCGCGGAAGCGCACGAAGACCTCGCCGCCTTCCCGCTGCGACCGCACAACCAGGGACTGCTGACCGTAGAAGCTCAGCAGTCCGTCGGCGTCGGACTCTTCGACCCACTCCTCCCACGCTTCGAGAATCTGCTTCCGAAGCTCGTCGTTCTCCGTTTGTGGCTGCGGGCGGATGCCCGTCGAGACTGCGTTTGCGACGAACGACTCGAGGCCGCTCGCAATCCACCCGTTCTTCCGGGTCATGTCGCGCGAGCGATCGCGGATCAGCGGCATCTCGCCCGAGATCAGCGAGTTGATGCTGCTGCGCGACGCCTGCCAGTTGGCAGCGCGGCGCCCCGTGCCGCCGGCGTCCCAGCCCTGCGTGCGCCTGCGGACGCGCATCTCTCGGCCGAGGTGATCGAAGAGCTTCACGGCAGCCGCCATCACCAGCCCTTCCGCGAGTTCACGCGGACCTGGTAGCGGCGCGGCGTCCCCTCGACCTTTGCGATCGCGTCGTCGACGCTCGCGAGCGCACGGTTGAGCTCGTCCATGCTGCGGTACGTAACCTCGTTGTCCAGGGTCCGAATGCGCAGCTCACCGCTACCGCGCGCCTCCTCGAGCGCCGCCTTCTGCGCCTGGAGCTCGGAGAGGGTCGCCACGGCTCACCTCCCGAGGTAGTTGCTGCGCCAGACGCGGCCAGCGCTCTTTCGCTTCGGCGGCACAGGCTGTGCGCCGAACGGCGCAGGTGCTCCCATCGTCACGGTCACGTCCGCCGCCGCCTGCGGTTCGGGCTGCCCCCTCTTGACCCTCGCGAGCCGCTTCTCGAGCCGGAAGCCCATCGCCTCGAGCGCGCAGAGCGCCGCGAGGTTCCCGACCACGATGTCGAGCGACTCGTTCCGGCGGTGGCCCGCCTTCAGGTGATACTCGCGCTTCGGGAAGCCCTTCTTGTCGCGCAGATCGACCGCATGCTCGGCCTGGTACTGCCGGAACCAGTCGTCGGAGAGGAAGCTCCCGAAGTGAATGAAGCCGGGGCCTGGCTCTTTGGCCTCTTCGGTCCGCGCGTAGATCAGGTCCTTCGCAGAGTCGACGTGGATCGGGTAGAGCTGGACGCCCTTGGCCGGCTTCCAGGGTCCTTCCTTCGACCAGATCGGCCCGGTGCCCGAGACGCCCTTCGTCGCCCAGAGGTACGAGAGGAGCCGATCCGGCGTCCGGTACTTCCCGCGCCCCCGCGTGAAGGCGTAGACCGACTGCGCCGCATAGCCCGAGTCCACACACGAGGACCGGATGTAGTCGACGCCTCCGCGCTCGAGCGGGCGCGGGCGTAGCAGCAACTCCCAGAGCGCCATCCACACCGGCTTCGCGGTCGGATCACCGTAGAGGACGTGGTACTCGAGCTTCCAGTTCTCGTACTCGAGGCCCCAGCCCTCGACGCCAACCTCGATCCGGTCGAGCTGCACGTCGGTCATCGACGTCAGGACGAGGCAGCCGTTCGGCACCACGCGCTCGATCTCCGCCTTGCCTTCGGCATCGAGCCGGCCCGTCGCGCGTATCGGTAGTTCC